CTTAGAACTTGGGGATTTAAAATCTAATTATCTTTATCTCAAATTTTTTGAGATTATTTGAGATTATTTGAGATAAAAAAAAGTTTATGTTTTTTTGTCTATATTATTTTATATTGTTTTTGTCTATATTGTTTGTCTAATCTTCTTCTTCTTTTTCCTCTTCATCTTCAACTGGAGTGCTGTCGTGGTAGACGCAGTTAGTCCAGGTAAGTCTGTCAATAGTGTCTTCATATTGCCGACATTTTGCCTCCAGTTGGAAGACTGGTTTATTCTTTTTGATCTCGGCAGACAGTCGATCTCCCAATTTGTGATTGTCATATTGGAGATTCTTGATTTTCACTTCCTGCTCTTTAATCAAGGCGTGGATTCGTTCTTTCAATTTGAGATTGTCAGATTGGAGACTATTGACTTCTTGTCGAGTACTCTCCAGTTCGGTTCTGAGTTTTCCAATCTCTTGATGCTGAAGTGCCGTGTTTCGCAAGACTGTTAAGTATTCTTGGCACTTGCCTAGATCTGGATCAGGAGCATCATCATCATCATCATCATCATCATCATCATCATCATCGCTGCTCGATCGAAACTGCTGATACTCTTCTAGCTGATCTGTCAGCTCTTGGATGGTGCGTTCTTGGCATTCTTTCTGCTCTGCGTTGTGTCTCATGGTCTCTGCTGCGCCTTGAAGGGATTCCTCTAGCTGACGATTTGATTCTTTGAGCCAGCGAACATCTTCAGCATGTTTCTTCTCATGTTGCCGTTGATGGATGGCATCCTGGGCTCGTTCAGTATCAAGGCAAGTCAGAGATTCTTCCAGTTCGATGATCCTGGCAGCAGCAGCAGCAGAAGCAGCAGACGCACCTAGACCCTGAGATACAATCTCCAAGAGCCGAGCAACGCTGACGGGGTCAGCATTGGTGTTAGTGAGAATCATCGACACCTCCAACATCACATTCGCAGGGTTCGATTCCATGCTGAACGGTTGATTGCTTTGATCGTGGGTAAGTCTTATTCACTTGATGTGCTTAGAACTTGTGGATTTAAAATCAAATTATCTTTATCTCAAATTTTTTTGAGATTTTTTTGAGATAAAAAATAAATCACAAATATTTATAGTAAAAAAAATTTTTATTAACCATTACTACTATTTAATATTTAACATATGATACAAGAAGACACCGATGGAAACGATTTTTTTGGTTTAGATATGGGAATCTGACTGATATGTCTAATAGCATAACCTGTTGTAAGGGGAACAGTACGTGCTGATGTACACAGCAACGGTGGCATTGGTTTATGTATATTCATAGACAAGGGAGGAATTTGAGATTTCTTGATAGGAGGTGGTTGAGATTTATTGATAGGAGGTGCTGTTTCCGTTGCTGTTTCTTTCTTGATGGGAGAAATGTTAGTCTCGCACATTTGGACACAGTCTTCTTCAGGTTCAGGAATATCGCTAAATGCTTCTTCGAATGGTTGGATCCTCCCTTCTTCTTGATTAAAGACTAACTCTGAATCGCCTTCATAACCAAGTCCTCGCCGACCGAAATACGCTGTCACTATCGGAAGACCACCATTTTGCGGAACATACCCACACCCACGATACTGCCCATAATCTTCCTCACGACATGTAGGTTCAAATGCTAACCGCTTAGTCAGACAACAGTGGTTGCAAGCGTGACGGCACCTCCTCCCGTGCTCGCGAAGTTCTTTTTCATCTAGTGCGTCTCTTCTCGCGCTACAATATCCAAACATCTTCTGATAAAGACAATACCCAGAAGTTTTTGACGGGCAATGCGTGCCACAACAATCTGTATGGTGTTTCTTGGGAAATGTTACTCCAGTGCGACCTTCATGATACAACCATTTAGGGAATCTGTGTGTTGGTTTTTCTACTTCTCTAATCTTCTCCCATTTCACGTCGTCTCCTCTCCGCTTTTTTATTTTCAGCTCTTCATCAAAGTCTTCGGGTGAGGATGCTTTATCTTTTAGTTCTTCATATTGACGTTCCAGAGTGGCTTGGGTAATCCAGTGATTTTCGGGATCATCATTCCAAGTAGATCTTTCGGTATGAACAGCCCAGTGGGGATTCAGAGAAGGCAGAGTGATCTTACCTTTCAAGTCATCGAAGACTTGATCTTTCATGTATTCACACATGATAGATATAGATATAAGATATAAGATATAAGATATAGAGATAAAAGTATATGAAGTTGGATAGCAGTTCGTAGGTGAGTACTTTTCAGCGATCGTTTGGAGGTGTTTGAGTTCGAATTATCTTTATCTCAAATTTATTGGGATAAAAAAAAAAGTTTATGTTTTGTATATATTGTTTGTATTCAGTGACCTTCGCGTAATCGAGTAATATATCCTAAAGCATGAGCTGACACGCTGATCAAGGATACAATGATAACAGAATATATGTCCTTAGGAGTAGCATTGTCGTGTGGGGTCCAGTAAATAAACCACAAAATTAAGTGGATAAAGTTTAAAATTATGAATACAATATCGTTCAGAGACATGATGTGCTTGTTTTGTTCAGGACTTGAGATTTAAGTTTAATTAATCTTTATCTCAAATTTAGATTATTTTCTTGTCTTATTAAACATTCTACAATAATATTTATTGAATCCTATTACTTCGAATAATATATGAGATAATGCTCCAGTTAAGAATAATACTGCGAACATACTAAAATTCCATATAAATTTAGTAGATTTACCACTTATTTTAACAAATGAAAAAGTTAAAAATGTACCAACTAATGCGACTACTATACCAACAATAGATGCTTCAATCAATAATAATAAATTATAATTCATTTATATAATTACTTATAAAAAAAATATATAGTGTTTAATCATTTAGTATTTCTATAATAGTAAATCTTTTAATAATGATGAATTCATAAGATATATATAATATTCTGCTTCTTCTTCTACGATATTGGGTAAAACAGTTTTATCAATATAATCTGTATGTTTGTAAAATTGTTCTCTTTTATTTTTAAGATTCATTCTAGCACATGCTGCTCTAATTGGTGGATCTACATATTCATAAAATTCAGACACACTTATATCAATACTGGATATATCACATAGCGGTATTTCTCCGACGACCGCGGTTTTCATCTGTAGATTTGCAAGATCTAAGCGACATCTGGATAATGTCAAGAATCTACCAATGTTCAGATTGTATATCCGTCTTCCTGAATTCAAAATGGCTGATCCTAATCCATCATCATGTTTTAAAAGCATATAAATATCAATACCATTTTGCCTACATAGAAATGATTCACAAAATTCTCTAGAACGATCTTTACCATCATAAAATACATCACTAAACAAGACAGCTTCATCTACTATATTTTGTTTATAATACTTGAATGTATCTATATTACATTTCAGTTCAGATATCATCATGTGACTATTCTTTTTTTCTTGTGAAGCCAAATATTTCAAGATTTTTTCACCCACATCGAAAGGTATATCAAATCCCTTTGATATAGTGTCAAATACAAGACATTTCTTTAACCACATCGGGAGATCACGATTGTTCATAATTGCTTTAAGTTATTAAAAGAATAATATATATATATCAAATTTAAATTTGAAGAAAGTATTAAAGATATATAAAAATGGTTGTTTTATCTTTAATTGAGGGTGAATACACACTTGAAGATAATATCGGTAATGAATCAATACTTAAAGAACACAAAGAATTCTATTTAATGAAACCTTTATCATTGTTAGAGATAGAAAATCTATATAAAGGGATTATATCACCATTCGTAGAAGAAAAAATATATGAATCAATTATACATTATATAAATAAATATTTTGACCGGTATCTTTTATCATTAACAAATATAAAGAAAATATATTTACGTGATCTAGACCAATTTACTCACTCGAAAATATGTATAGGTGTATCCGATGATGGTGATATAACAGGTATTCCATTAAAAGAATATCAAGTATCTTCTTTAAAAACTGAACTTGTTAAAAAAGTTTATGATTATTATGATAATATTATGGGACTTCAACTTAAATCTGATAAAGGAGGGATAGAAATAACTATAGATGGAACAACATATTATGATTTTAATAAACTAGTTCATATTCTTAAAAAACACACTAAAATTAATATTCATAGAGTTACAAATACAAAAAAATATAATAAAGCATGTTCTGAATTAAGATCTAAAATACAAGATTTACAAGATGAATCTATAAAATATAAAAAGGGATTAGAAGAATATAAACGATTAATGGCAGTTAAAATAGAATATAACAATAAATATAGTGTACCATTTAATCAATTAATCCGTGCTGAATCTATTATGAAAGAGTTTAGTTCATATACAAGTTTAAGTGAAAAAGAATTATATAATATTTTATCAGTATTAAAAGAAAGAATTATTAAAAGATATGATGTAGAAAAATATTTATTAAATGGACTTTATATTAATAATACATTATTCCCTGATGATAAAGAAAAAGATAAATATTATGCCGAATTAGTTAAAACATTTTTAGAAGAATATAAATATTTTAAAATTATTCAGTTAAGAAAAAATATAAATATTCCGAGATTTACTATGAAAGATCCATTAAAAAAGATAAATCCTCTATTAAATAATGTCCACATATTTAATCAATATTTAGATATGGATTTCTATATGATTGAAATAGAGATACCATTTATTAAAGATATAAACGCATATGTAGCATCTAAAAAGACAAAAAAAATATTAGAAAGAGATTGTAATGATAATGATCCTTATACATTAATAAAATCTACTTGATAATGAGCCTCCTGCTAATATATCATCAGATGTTTCTTGTAGGGATTCACCATATGGACCTTGATCAGATGTAGATAGTTTTTTAGATACCGAGTCAGGTGGTAATTCATCTTGTATTTCTGGTGGCTCAATCATTTGAGTTGATTCAGTTATTTTAGGTGGTTCAGTTATTTGAGGTGGTTCAGACATTTGAGTTGGTTCAAAAAGAGATCTATCAGCATCAGTTAACGCTAGTTGTTCAGTTGATCCATTATCAGTATCTGATAAATCGTCATTTTTTATACTACCATATTTGCTATTATCTAATTCTGATTCAGAAAAATTAGACATAGACATAGACTTAGACTTAGACATTGTTTTCTTTTTTCTATTTGAGTTTCGTATAGTTTTTTTTCTATCAACTGTTTTATTTAATTTGTTGACGTGTGTTTCTATTTTTTTAAATTTTTTTTCGTCTTTCATTTTACAGACAGCAGAAGCTACTTTATTTAATTTACAAATAACATCCATTTTTCTATCATTCATATCCATTATATATTAACTTAGATTTTTAATTTATAATAATTAAATTTTATATTATATGACACCATTAGATATTATTTTAACAAATATTGTTTCATATATGGGTGGGATATTAACCGGATTATTTATCAATTATAAAATAAAACAAAAAAAGAAAGATAAAAATGAAAAGAAAAATAAAAGAGAAATTGATCATACCAATAATATATCACCTATACCTACAGCTCCTGCATATCCAGTTACTCCACCAATGGCATTAAATCCAGATTATGTTTCTAATAAACCTGTAACTAAATTAGTATTTTCTACTGAATAATAATTATATAATTGGAAAACTAGGTTGTGATGCTATTCCACACATACCAGATTCAGAACCATCATAATTCCTAAGAATTCTAACATAACCATTCTCACCCCATTTATCACTCCAACTATTTTTTACTAACCAATAGTCTAATCCATGAATTTTATCGGTACCATATCCAACAATTAATACACCATGATCAAGGTCATCACCACAATTCGTATCTTGATATACACCTGATTTATAAAAATGAAAACTGGATAAATTTGCTTGAATTGCTACAGATACAGGTTGTTGTGCGACAGCTCTTTTAAGTATTTTCTCATCATTTGGTTTAATATCAGAATAGTCTTTTAATCTAACTACAGTATTACAATCGGATGACTGACATATTCCTTGAACACCTTGATAAGGATAAGATTCTTCTGAACATAATCCATTATCTATAATATATTTAAAAGCATTATCCATTATTCCACCATTACATCCTTTATTACCATATTTATCACTACAATCCATTAACATTTGTTCAGATAAATTATATAATTGATTATGTTTAATAGACCAAGCACCTTCAACTGATCCTGTAGTTGAGAAAGACCAACATGAACCACAATTACCCTGATTTTTTACATGTGTTACTGCATTTTTACTTCTCCAATCCAATGATTCTGGAATAATATCATCTGAAGAAGTATAACAATTATGACAATCAACTCTTTTATACATATTCATATTATCAATTATCTTGACATCCGTTAAATAATTAATTTCTAATTCATATGATAAATTTTTTTTATTCATTTCATCAATAAATTGAATATTATCTTTATAATTGAGATAATTATTATAATTATATTTTTTATCATATTTTTCAATATATTTAATATAATCTGTATGATTGGGGTAATAGTGACCATCAATCATATTAATTACTGATGAATTGTATATAACACCTAATGATAATATTATTGTTTTAATTAATGATAACATTATTATATAATACTATTATATAATTATTTAAATAATATGATAAAAAATATTAAAAGAAAAATAAATAAAGATAAAAAAGAAGAAATAGTAGAAGAAGATATGTCTAAAGAAGAAGATTGTTCAGAAAAAGAAATATTAGATAAGATTAAAACTGAATCAGAAATTCAATATAAACAAAAAATAGAAAATGATATGATTGAATATATGAAGAAAAATAAAGATATTAAATATGAAAATTGGTTAAGAGGATTTAATGTATTAGATTGGGAACAAGAATTTAATTATGAATCTGAAAAAAGAGAAAATAAAGTATATCATGATATATGGGAAATTTTAACTATTAATGATGAATTTGTGATAATTTATTAAATATTTAAATATTGTTTCATAAATTTATTAAATGAACAAATATATTTATACATGGATATCATTTCATGGTATTACTGATATATTATTACCAATTAATATATGGTGTCCTATATATACATTATCATTATTATCATATTTTATACCGATGAATATATTAAATTTTATAACAATACTTACATCAACATTACATTTCTCAAATGATTTACATTTTTTAAATAGTGATGATATATTATTATGTTTATTAATATTATTGTATTTTGGAGAATATAAATTTTCACAATACATAATATTATCATATATGAGTATAATTCATGTTCCTATACATTTAATAAAATTACATTATGATTATTATACTATATCATTATTGTTATATACATATGTAATATTTTATAATATTGATATTTTACAAGATATTTTAAAAAAAATAATTGAAAGTGGTGGACGATTACCAAATAATAAATATCATAAATTACTGTTAGGTGTTATAAATGCTCATACAATTTGTAATTATTTATGAACATGAGATATCGTTTTTTTTTTCTTTTTATCTTTCTTTTTCTTTTTCTTTTTATGAATAGTTTTATGTTTGGGTTTTTTCATTTTTTTACTACCTGTAGCGGTAAGTGGTATTATTATCAAAGGGTTTTCACATTTCTCTCTTCCAATGGTATTACAATCGGGTACACTATCTGTGTTTTCATCAACACAACCTTTTCCACAATAATATTTATTAACCCGATATTCACCGCCATATAACCATTTTTTGACACCTTCTTCACCACTAAAATATCCCATATTATCATGGATGTCCATTTGTTGTGTATCAACAACTGCTATATTACTAAAACATACTCCAACAAGACAAAAATGACCCCAACATGGTCTTATGCCCGGTGCTCCACCCACCGATTCATTCATTTCATCTGAATCATAAGGTTTACCTTCAAGGACATCATTACTGGAAGACAAATCTGCAGAATTACTGAGAGAGGCAGCAAGAAGATTACCGGGAGGAGCAGGAGGATTACTGGGAGGATCAGGAAGATTATCGGGAGTCATTTCAACAGGATCACTGGCAGGTCTTACACCGAGGACTGATTCGAAGATTATAGGTTCAGTAGTAGTGTCAGAAGTAGTGTCAGAAGTAGTGTCAGAAGTAGTGTCAGATGTCACTTCTAGTGGAGGTTCTCCTCCATTACATGGTGTAAATCTAATAAACATTGGGAATAATATACTTCCTTTTCCATGTTCAGAGCATACTGTTTTTAAAGAATTTAAAAACAATAATAGATTGTTTACTTCAATTATAGCGATATCTACATTATTTCTAGCAATTTCAAAAAATTTATTTAATTTAATACCTTTACCGTGTTGGGATTCAAACATTGCTTGAGAACATTGAGACGCTATTGCGTTTCCACTGAATCCATAACATAATGTTCTGGGTCCACAATCTGTAGCATTTTTACCTGTCGGTAATATTTTTTTAGACAACCTTGTACAATGTTTTTTTTGAGAAGCAGCTAGAAATAATGTTTGACACTCAACCCCCTTAGCTAATAATGAAGGATCAGGTGCATCATTAAATCCACTATAACCTAAAAACCATTCATATATATTACGTTTTACAACATTTTTTCTTAATATTTTAAAAAGTTTCTTACCAGCTGCGGTTTCAGAAATTGAATTTTGAACCCTTGAAAATAATAAATTTAATGGCAAAGTTGCATGTTCTATTTTAAACATTTGTAGTAATCTCAATTTTTTCTTTAATTTTAGTATTTCCTTTTTTGTTCCTTTTATTTTTATTTTTCTTTCTTTCTTTATTTGTGCCTCATTTTGTACTGTTTTTTCCAATACAACATTATTTCCCCTTTTAAGTTTTATTTTAGCAGCACCTTTAGTATATTTTTTTTTATTTTTACTCTTATTATTGACCATTATAATATAATATATATAATTATTTTCTAATAACAGATAAACAATATTCTTCAGTGTAATCAATATTTTGTTTGATTTTATAATTCTTACCACCTGATTTAATATATGTTCCATATGGTCCTAAACAAACTTGTATTTCATTATTAATCTTAATAGGATATTTTAAAATGTTTTCACAATCCTCAATAGTTAATTCATCAATTGTTTTCTTATTAGATTTAAGATATATATCAATACTTGTAAATTTCTTATTATATAATAGATATGGACCATATTTTCCTACTCCAGATACAACTTCTTTTTTCTTTATAAATCCAATAGATTTATTTTCAGATTTAATCTTATTTCCTATTTCTTTAATTACAATCGGCATGAATGTGTTATAAATTTTATTTACAACATTAGTCCATACTAATTCTCCATTTGATATTTTATCTAAATCTGATTCAACGCCTGCTGTAAAATCTTTATGAATAATATCATGAAATTTACTATCGAGATAATTTAATACATTTTTTCCTAACTCAGTCACAACAATTTTATTTTTCATATTCTTTCCTTTAATTTTCTTTTGTTTATCACCAATTTTCCCTTTAGAATCCATAAAGATTATATCTTCATCATAATCATCTAACTGAATATTTTTTGTTAATGTATAATTACGATTATAAAGTGTAGAAATAATATTAGCATATGTAGAAGGACGACCAATCCCAGTATTCTCTAGTAATTTAACAATTGCTGATTCATTATATGGTTCTGGTGGTTGCGAACATTTATCATAACATTCACAACTTATCATTTTATATTCATTTTTAAATTCAACATTTTTTTCTTCTTTATCTTCTTTTTTATCATCTTTTTTGTATGCTAAGAATCCTTTAAATTTAATCTCTTTTTGCTTAGTTGTGAAATATCCTATTTCTTGAGTATTAGAATTACATAATTTAATAGAATTTACTGTATAAATAGCAGGTTTCATATGTGATTTAATTGTTCTATCATAAATCATGTTGTATAATTTAATTTCATCTTTTTCAAACTTTTCAGGATTTAATTTTTTATCAAGTGAAGTAGGTCGAATACATTCGTGTGCTTCTTGTGATCCTTTTACTTTTTTCACTTTGGGAGCATTATAAAATTCAGTACCATATTCACCGACAATTTTATCATTTAATAATTTTTGGAAATCTTCTGATACATAAGTAGAATCAGTTCTCATATAAGTAATTTTACCATTTTCATATAATTTCTGAGCAATAGTCATAGTTTTTTTAACTTGATAGCCAAATGATTTCTGTGCATCTTGTTGTAGCGATGATGTGATAAATGGTTTATCAGGATATTTCTTTTCTTCAGATGTTTTATTATCAAATACTTTGAATACTCTATCATCATTAAATTTCTTAAACATTGCTTTAATATAATCTTCATCAGGCACGTCATCATTATCTTTACCGAACATATATTCTGCTTTTTCAGACAAATCTTTAAATTTACCTTGGATATCAAATGTATATTCGGGATCAAATGATTCGATTTCTTTTTCTTTATCATAAAGAAGTTTTAACAAAGCACTTTGAACGCGACCAGCAGATAATCCTTTTTCTTTAGTAACAATATTCGCCCATAAACAAGGTGATAATTTATAACCAATTAATAGATCTAATACTGATCTTGCTTTCTGAGCATTGACTTCATTCATATTAATTTTTGTAGGATTTTCTAATGCTCTAAGAATTGCTTTTTTAGTAATTTCACGAAAGATAATACGATTATTGTGATTAAAATCAACTCTAAGAATATCACCACAATGCCACGCAATTGCTTCACCTTCACGATCATCGTCCGCAGCTAATATAACTTTCCTATTTTTAGACGCAGATTTTAAATTATTAACAACTTCATGTTTATCTTTAATAGTAACAAATGGTGGTTCAAAATCATCAGTAATTTTAACATCTGTATTTGCCCATTTAGTATCAAGAGTTCTAATATGACCAACAGATGATTTAACAATATAAGATTTGTCAAGGAATGATTGGATCTTTTTGCATTTAGCAGGAGATTCAACAATTAAAATACTCATTATTATATTAAAAAAATATTAATATTAAAATCAAATTTATTTATTATTATTTTTAGATTTTTTCTTTTTAGATTTTTTCTTTTTAGATTTTTTCTTTTTAGTTTTAGATCCTTTTTTATTTTCTTTTGATTCTTTTTGTTTTTGTTTTTCTATTTTATCATATATAACAGCGATTGCTCGTCTTTCTCTTAATTCGATTCTTTCAACTTCGTCTGACTCTATACCAAAGAGGTCAAGAGCATCTATGATCTGATGACCGAATTTAGTTTTAATTGCCCAATATTCTTTGTAAAGTGCTTGAAGTTCTTTACTCGGTTTTTCACCTGATTTACTTTTTTTACTTGACATTTATATATTATATTATATTAAAATTTATATTAATTAAATATTTTATATTATTGTTTAAATATAAATTAATTATTTAATTTCTTTTTTGATTTCTTTTTTGTCTTTTTAGGTTTCTTTTTTTTCCCAGTTTCACATTTTACTTTTTCCCATGCTCCTGAGTTTTCAACATTTTTAGGTATTATATCAGTTATCTCATGTCCGCCACCACTTGGTGCTATCATTAACCAATTATCTTCATTATGATCCTCCTTAATAATATAATATGATGGCATACCTTTCGGACGCACACAATCACCTACACTCCAAGAATATTTTTCACCACCTTTATCACGTTTTTTAGTAAACTTTTTTCTACCTTTTTTTGGTCTCTTTTTAGAAGGAGCAGGTGTTTTTGGAACAGGTGGTCTATCAAACATAAAATTATATGGATTACTACTACTTTTTTCAGTACCTTCTAATTTTTTTAATATTTTATCAACTTTAATTTCTAATGTAGTCAATCTTATTTGAATATCATCCATTATAATATTATATATATATTAAAATAGATTTATTAAAAAAAAAATAAATAATATAAAAAAAGAATTATTTAATCATATCTTTAATTGCTCTGCTTTTGTATAAATATTTTCCGCCTCTCATAGATCTTTTTTCACAATTATCACCACCTTTCATAGATCTGCGTTTTTGTCCGCAACCACCCTTTTTCACCCTCCTTGATTTAGATGTTTGTTTTCTTCGTGTTTTAACGCGTTTAGATGATTTTCTAACTTTTCCCATTTATAATATATATAATATATTATTTTTTATACATTCTTAATATTTTTTTCATACTACCGGGTGGTAATGGTTGTGTTAAAATAGATTCATATAAAGATTTATCATATGAATTTAATTTTTTACCATTTGCTTTTTTATATAATATTTCTTCCATCCAAGGATTACTTTTAATTTGTTTTTTTAAAGATGGTATTTTATTCATTCCTCTTCTACGTTTTGTTTTTCGTTTTGTTTTTCGTCCTTTACAATCTTTACATTTACAGTTACCACCATGTTGAATTCCAAATACTTTACTAACCCATTTGGGATCTTTAAAAGCTTTTCCTTTACGGGTTTTAGATTTTTTGGGATGTTTTCTTATTTTAAATGTTCTTATAGAATTATTAATAGATTTGGATAATCTATCTAATGGACCTTCTGATTTTATCATACTGGGTTTTGAGTAACGAGACATTTTACATTTCTTTTTAACAGGCATTGAGTTTCTGCTGATATGTTTCATATTATTTCTTAAAAAATCTTTTATATCATCAGGTTCTCGATCACCTTCATGATCCGTAATATGTTTACCATTGATAAATAAACGTATAGTTGGATATGATTTTGCTTTAAGATTTATTTTTGGAAGATATTCATCATGAATTTTCATAATACTGAATGGATCAAATTCAGGTTCTTTAATTAATTCTTTTTCTAAAGTATTTATAGTTGGTTCGAGTTTCTGACAATGACCGCACCACGGAGCAACCATAAATACTAAACAAGGTTTGGTCCTCATATGATTTTTAATCATATTTACATTATCTAAATCATTATTACTAATTAAATGTAATATTCTATTAAAATCCATTATAATTAATAATATATTTTTTTCTAAGTTATATTATAAATATGAAAACTTTTGGATCGAGAGCTCAAGTAATGCACGGCACGGCAATGAAAACTCCTGGTGGATTAACTAAGAAAAATCTTCGTAAAAATAAACATGGACGTATTGTTTCAGTTAAAGCAAGTAAATCTGCTAAAAAGAATAAAAATTTAGGTTCTAATCAAGCAAAAAAAGGTGATCCATTCGGACCAGCATCTACAACTGAGAAGAAATCTAAAAGTAAATCTAAAGGAAAGAAAAGACGTTAATAAGTAGTACTAGAATTATTAATATATTTTTCAACTTGTTTTTCTTTATATGATAAAATATCTTCAATACTTTTAATATATGTTTTTGTTAATTCATCATCTTCAGAATTACTTATATAATTAAGATTTTTATAAATAATATATATTTCATCATTATCCCATATATTTTTTAAACTTTCAATAAGTGGTGATTCTTTTTTATCATAATCTTTATATTTAGATAAATCATTTATATCAATAAGATCACGAACCATAGTTATATAATGTGATATAGAATGATGTATTATAGTATTTTCATCATATGCTTTATTTAATTTTTCTAAACCGGTAATGAGTCTTTTAAAGAAATATTGATTCATTTTAGAGTCAGTTATTGAGAACCACTCAAATCCTTTAAGTATAGGAGCATAAAGATTATGAATATCTTCACGATTATCACCATAAATACTTCTTAAAATACCTTGATAAAAACTAGGATCATAATATTGGATAGAATTATTTTGTATAGATATTTTAGTCCCATCGGGTTTATATTCTAATAAAATAATACGCAGAATACAACAAAAAGGTTCTAAGATAAGATTACGATTACTCATTGTATTATAATTTAATGATAATAAACTTAATATATTTAATTTAGGAACGAAATATTCCATATATTTTAAATTATATATTAAAAGTTTTAATATTTAATATTTATATATGGAAAAAATAATTAATAATAAATTTTTCTTATTTATATTATTTATTGTGATAATAGTTATATTCTTTATAATTAATAAATATTACTTAAAAAAAAAAATAGCGATAATATTATTTGGTATTTCTTATTTAAATAAATATGAACATTGGAATAATAATGATAATTATATTATAGATTATCGTAAATCATTAGAAAACTATAGAGAATATATATTAGATTATTTTAAAAATTTAGGTTATGATATAGATATATATATTTGCACAAACTTATTAGATGATAATATGAAGAATAATATATTAAATGATTATAAACCAAAATCATATAAATTTATAAAAAATTATAATAATATATATGCATCATCTAATATAAAGTTAAAGGAATCAATTAAATTATGTTTAGATAGTAATATAAAATATGATAATTGTTTGATAACAAGATTTGATCTATTGTTCAAAGAAAAATTAACAAATATAAATTATAATAAAATTAATATTATATCTGAATTATCTAAAGAAGAAGGATATACTATATGTGATAATTTTTATTTTATACCTTTTAAATATTTGAAACAATTTAATGATATTATTAAAATTGATTATGATAATATTAATATAAAAAGGAATATTAATGATAAAGATCACTATGAATATATAAATAAATTTCACAGACACTATATTAAAGATAAAATAAAAAAAATTTCAGATATTCATTATATTAAAAATGAGAAAACATATTTAGATTCACTCAGTTTTTATAAAATAAATAGAACAAAATATAAATAAATTAATTATATAATAAGACTAAAATAATTATTTACCATTTTTTTCCAAAATCGTCAAATCTAGTTTTTATAATAGGTTCTGTATCATTATAAATATAACAACAAACACCCCATTTATCAATACTTCTACATTTTTTTTTACTAAGTTTATCCTCATCAATATCCCATAAATCAGATTTCATAATATTTGTATTATCTATATTATGTGAGCATCCTTCTGTAAATAAATAAATATCTATATTGTTTTTTAAATTTTTATTTAATCCTACCTTTACATCACCACAATAATCTTTTATTTTATTATAAAAATCTCTTGTAAATCGAAGATATTCATATTTATCACCAATATTCAACATATATTCTATTAAATCCAAAAATATAGGATTTTTTGGTGGACTAGAAATTACACCTTGATAAATAGTTCCATTCATAACACTTAACACAGTATATAACATATTATCATCAACAAATATTTCATTTAATGGTTTAATTAATTCTGTTTTTATATCTAGATAAACTCCACCATAATGATATAAGACACAATATCTCCATAAATCTGCTTTATGTGCTCCTTGTAATTTATTAAATTTATTTATATATCTATCACTATCTTTATAATGATCTTTAAAGAATTGTATGATTTCTTTATCATCATAAATTTGAACATTGTATCCTTTAGCATATTTTCTTAAATTATCATAAACTTTTTGAGGTATATTAGATTTATCATGATAACACATAAATAAATTTCTTTTTTTACTGAAATATGATATAATTAAAAATATAAAAATAAATATTCCAATTAATATGATATATTTCATATAATATATTATAAATTAATTATAAACTACGGGACTAAAAACTTTAGTATAATGTTTTTTAAATAATTTTTCATAATTATTAATATTATTATAAATTAATCCTATATCTCCTACATTATTATAAATTTTAAGTTTATAATTATTTTTATTTTTTAATATGACTTTTGAATATGCTACTGGTCCGGTTAAAAATAATACGCTTTGTTTACCAACACCATTCTTTTTAACATTATAATTATTGATATTATATGTTATTTGATCTATTATTTTTTTCATTAATGGATGATTTTTTTTTATAATAATATTCCAATTACAATATTCACCATATTCATTATTTAAAATTTTATACCATGATCCTTTATATCCCCAATGTGTTAAAATAAATTCATCATTTTTATTTATTATCAAATCAAATGGTCTATCACAACTGCTTTTAATGTCTAAATAAATTCCACCTTTTTTATACATTAAAAGATATCTAAAATAATCAGCTCTTGCTGGTCCATATTCAGGATTTATACTATTATATGTATTTAAAATATGTTCTGAGTAATTATTTTTTATAAAATTAATTATATCATTATCATCATATAATATATATTCATAATCAGGATTTAAATTTTTTAAGTTATTTATATTATTTTGAATATCAGAATTAATATTTTTAGTAGGATATGTTTGATGGATGATTTTAGGAATTTTATTACTTTGAAAATATGATATAATTAAAAAAATAAAAATAAATAATCCAATTAATATAATATATTTCATATATTATATCATTTAAAAAAATATAATTAATTATTAATATGAAAAAATTTAATCTCAAATCACTCGAAAATACGTTTGATAAAATAAATAATATATCTAAAAATATTAATATTCAAGAAAATAATATAGTAAAATCAACTTATAAAAAATGTAATAATAAATCTATAGAAACAATATTATATGTAATTTTTATGTGTTTTGAACAAGATTATTTAAATTCAGCGAATGAATATTATAGTTATATTAATTATTTTTCTGATAATTATTTATTAGGTTCAGAATGGTACATTGGTCCAGAGTATACACGTGAATATCATTATTCACAATTAGATTTACATACAAAATATAAATTCATGGGACTCGTTTATTTTTTGATGAGTATTTATAAACATTAATTATTTTTTTTTTCTATGGTATATCATAAATGTCGGAACCAGAACCTGAATCTAATAAAACTACAGATTCAATCGCCGCCGCCGATTTATTTGATCCCTTTGATATAGATGTTAAGAGACGTATGATTTCTTCAATTGACTATCTTGATAATGATGTAAGTGAAATACTAAGTAAATATATTAAAGAGGAAAAAAAAAAAAGAAAAAATAAAGAAGATTTTCGGCGCGGCTATGTATTTACACAAGTTCAACGTGATGATCTTGTTAATATTATTTATAAAGCTATTTTATCCACGGAAACCCGTCCAGAAAAAGAACATCGTAAAATTTTTGAGGATATGGAGAAAGAATATGAAGTAAAATTCTTTGAGTATATTAACAAAAATAAACCTGAGTTATCACAAGAAGACATAGATGATTTTACCGATGGGAATAATAGTAAGGCATATCAGAGTATAAGATTTAATATGTTGAGAAAAGCTCAAGATATATTAAGGGAATTTCGTCATGATAAAGCAGAGGAAGAACGGGATCTGTATGAAGCGAGTATAGAATACAAAGCAGAGCATCCGGTCGGTAACGCGATGGAGATGAATACGCTGGGTGGAGGGTCAAAATACGGTTCTAAAAAGAGATCCAAAAAGAGTTCCAAAAAGAGACCTAATAAGAGATCTAAAAAGAATCTTAAAAATAGATCTAAAAAATCACATAATAAACATCATAAAAAGAAAAAATATCACAGAAAAAAAACAATTAAAAGAAGATAATTTATTTAATCGTATCTTCAACATATTTAGCATATCTGAGTAAAAATGGACGATCTAATTTTTTTTTAATTTTTTTTATAATTGTTCGTTGTGAAAAATGTGGATTTAAAACACGATAATGTAAATACATAATACAATATGTTACACACATCCCATTAAACGCATCAACTTTAGCTTGTAATCCATATGATGGAAGATTTACTTGCGGTGATATATATTTATATTCTGGAAAATATTTATAAAAATATTTTTTAATTAATTTATCTGATATTCGATAAGCTCCTACTAAACTATCCATTGTGGTACTTGTATCTCGTTTTCCGTGTGGTTCAAATAATTCGACATGTTTTTTTTTAGTATCAATTATTAATATATTAGCATGTGTCCCAGGTTTTCCTTTAACTATTAATTGCACAGATATAGCTATAAATCTTTTATTACATTTACGAACCATTTTATTAAATTTTTCTACTGATACAAGCGGATCAACTGGTGATACATTTTTAACCATTAATTCGCTTGTATCTATTTCTTCTGAATCCAAAACAACTCTTAAAAATGATCTCATCCAACTATCACCTGCTTCAGGAATACATAAAACTTTTTTTATTTTTTTATCCTTTTCCATTATTTTATCAAAGAATTTAAATGTATTATCATATTTTTGATAATGATAATCTATTTGTCCAAGTGTTTCTAATGATCCTTTTAATTTTCTCTTTGAGATAGGTAGTTCTTTAAATAAAACTTTACTCATATAATATATTTCATAAAAAAATATTATTGTATTAAATAATGTTGTAATTAATTTATATTATTCATTTTTTTTTGTTTTTTTTGCTTTTTTTAT